TTGTGTTTTTGGCGCAACGTACTACGCTGCAATGTACCTAGCCCTACATTAAAGCTAAAAGAGACGAGAGCATCGAATTGCCCTTGAGTAAGAGAATTAGGGCAATAACGTAGTACGCCTCGCTCAAAACGCTGCAAGTCTGCTTTAAGAATCGCATCTACCTCATCCTTAGTAAACTGTCTAAAGTCCTCAACACGCAGCCCAATAGAGCCTCTTTGAGCCACTGGTAATAGTCCCTGTTTGGGATATAAAACGTGGCCTACACCGACAGTCCATAGACCAGCAGGGCAAAGATATGGCTTATATCTAACACCCTCATGATGAATTATGGTTTTAAGTGCCTTGTCGCTTACTTTCATTTCTTGCTAAACGCCTGTGTACCAAACCAGAAACTTATAACAGAAGCCCAAATCGTTTGCGTGTCGTCATCCCAAACTAGCGCCATCATCTCCTTAAACGGAGCATCTTGCGTCCAGGCATACCAAACACCAGCAATGTCAATAGCAACTAGCAATAAAAATAGACCGTAAGTAATCGTAGGACGCACCATAGCGCGAGCATTAACAACCCACTGCGATGCACCCTTACCAATCTCAATGTCGTGAGAATACAACGCTATGCGCTCATCTGCTTGCGTCTGGATGCCTATCTGCTCTGTCTTAATATCCTCAATGTGCGCTTGAGCCTCAAAGCCTTTATTAGCCATCTCTAGCTGCTGTGCCATCTGCAATTGAGCAAGTGCTAACTCATGCTTCTTGTCTTGTTTGTCTTGGAAGAAATCCAGTAACTTTGGTAGGCCACCAGATAGAAAAGAGATTAGCGTAGTAATTAAGGTCATCATTAGTCTTTACCCCCGTTTTTAAACATCCACCATATTGCATACATTACGAAACTACTAATAGAAACGCCTAGCACTACAGCTAACCATTCCTGAATATTCTGTATTTTTTGCTCTTTCTTGCGACGTATTTCAGCCAGACGCATACGTTCCTCACGCTCTGCATCTTCGATCTCTTGTTTTCGTTCTAGGATAATTGCATCTCGACGATGACACATCTCGTCGTATAGACCTGACTCCTGGCTACCGTAGATTAGAGCCTCTTTAAGCTCTTTCTCTAGCCGGATCATCTCTCTATGTGCAAAGGTAGCTTCTAACGCCTCTGCGGTAGCGCTACGCTGTGGCTTGCCTTCTTTAGCAGCCTGTATCTTCTGTTTCTTTTGCTCGATGACAGCAAGCTCTACTTCTGTTTGCTTATCGAAAAAGGTAGCTATGTCGTGATAGCAGTCTTGAATTTCGTGACCTAAAGAGATTAACTCTTTAACTCCGGCTACAGCAGTCTTAGCGATAGCAACCGCTGCGCCGATAGTCAAAGGGTCCACGTTAATCTCCGAATATTTTTTTAACGCTTAAAGTAATAACGGAGCCAAGTGCGCCAGCAGCAAAGATGACCGTATATAGACCACCTTTACCTTGATTAAGCATAGCAGTTACGTCAGCCATCTCTTTGCGAAGTAAGTGTATCTCAGCCGTTAATGTCTTAACATCTGCTTGCAATGCGCCAAATTCCTGTGGATTGATGTCTGACATAGTTATACCCACCAAACATTAATTTGACCTCTACCACCTGTAAAGGCTCCTGTACTACCAGCACCACATCCAGCACCACCGCCAGGTATCGCACCATTACCACCAGTAATTCCAGAAAATCCAGAGCCGCCTCTCGGTGCTGATCCACCTACTGCATAAGCGGTAGTATAAACATTTGCTGACATTGATGACCCATTACCACCAACTATGTTAATAGTTCCACCAGATGCTGATCCACCAGTTGCGTTTGCACTACCATACTGTCCACCACCAGCAGTAAATGTAGAGAATGTAGTGTCATTTCCAGAACCACCAGGACTTGATGGGGGTGGCACACCAACTACCCCACCAGCTCCAACTACTCCAGTTATCGTACTACCAGGAGTTGTATTAATCCAACCTGCTACATAACCACCAGCTCCTGCTCCTTGAGCTTGTGATGCTGAACCACCACCACCCCAACATTCAGCATAAATGCGATACACACCAGCAGGTACGGTAAATGTATTAGAGCCAGATGTATAAACAACAGAATTAGAACCAGCTAAACGACTAAGAAGAAACGCAGTGCCAGTAGATTGAATTAGCCAAATATCACCAGGATTACATACAGCAGTAGTTGCGTCACCAATAAGCTCAGAGCTATTAGGATCAATTGTAACTACACCAGTGCCAGTATTTCTATAATAACAATACCAACCAGCAGCTAAACCTGAAACAGCAGATATTGTCTGCGTAAAAGTTCCACTGGTTACATTAATTAATGTACTGTTATCAGACGACCCTAATATTGTATTAGATGTTCTGCTTGAAACAACTAATGAAATACTAGGTGTGACTGCTGTGCTAATCCATGTTGATCCATTTGATTGCAGGAAGTTACCGCTAGTGCCAGGAGTAGTTAATCCAGTGCCGCCATTTGTTGCTGGTATTAGTTCCCCATTAACCACAAAAGCACCTGCGGAGCCTGTGTTAACACCTAAAGCAGTAACTACGCCTGTGCCAGTAGTAACTGTAGCAGGAGCAGCGCCAGCACCACCACCAACGACAATAGCGTTTGCAGTTAATGCACTAGATGATGTCCAAGTTGAGCCACTACTAAAATATGGAACACCGCCAGACGTACCTGCAACAGTAAGCGCAGGAGTAGTTGTCGCTGTAGCTACAGATACGATACCGCCTGTCCAGCCTACAGTTGAAACGCAATTTCCAAATGACAATGTGCCAGCGCCATCTGTTTTAATAGCTTGGCTGCTTGTGCCATCAGCCGTAGGCATTGTCAGCGTATAGTTTGCAGCTAACGTAGTAGGTGCTTGCAATGCAACATAGTTAGATGAGTCAGCATCTGATAGTCTGACATCACCTTGAGCCAAAACAGTAAGATTACCGCCAACAGTAAAGCTATCGCCGTCTGTACCTGACTGCTGATTCTTGAGTTGCGACATAAGCTCACGAATAGCGTTGTTAATGCCACTAGGAGCGCATCCCTCTGCAATGTTAATACTGTCAATGTCAGTATTTAACGCAGGGTCTGTGTCGAATTCACTAATCTTTGTCTTTGCCATTATTGACCACCATAAATTTGTTGGAGTTCTTCAGAACTAATCTGTGGAGAAAGCAGACCACGAGTTGCGGTAATAGCAGGATAAGGCGAGGCTGGTGGCTTAGTCATTACACCGGAGCGCATCATGTTAGCCAAATCCTCGACACTTCCTTGTCTCATTTTAGTCGCTGCTATTCTTGATAAAGTAGCACCAGCAGCTATTGGCAGACCGATAGTAGGCTCATATACTGCTGCGCCACCAGAAAACATACTACTTACTGGGCCAGTAGGAGCAAACCTACCAAAGAATTTAAGAAGGTTTTGAGTATTGCCGCCTTTAGCAGCAGCCTTAATTGCATCTCTTTCACCAGCGGTAAACAAGCGCATCTTCTTATCGTTTTTAGCTAACTGGCGCAATTGCTGTGCAAGTGAATTTTCAGAGCCAGATGCCGTAAACTTACTAACGTCTAATTGAGCGTTCTCAAGCATCTTTTCAAATACTTCACCCTTCATTAGCTTTGAGTATTCACCTCGTGCTTGTTTCCATGCTTCAGCGCCACTTTTAGCGTCACCAGCCATAACATCTTTATCTGGTGCATTTAATACATAATCATCAAACTTATCTTTTAAGATAGTGGCAATGCGCTTTTCAGCAGGATCAATACTAGCTTGTGCATTTGTAATGATCTTACGTAAAGCCTGTAACTCAACAAAATCCTTTGGTCTAGGATTAAGCGTCAATTCTTTGATAGCTGCTTCAACTTTAGGATAAGCAGTAGGCGTGTAACCTTCATTACGAAGATCAACAGATATATCACCCATCTGCTTGTTAAATCTAAAAGGATTTAAAGCAATGCCAGATTCTTCAGCGCGTCTAAATGCGGCATTAGATTGAACTGCCAATTGCTCTCTTGATACACCGCCAGGAACCTTTACGCCAACACCAAATGGAGCGCCTACAGCAGCACCAGCAAGTTGACCAGCAACAGGGCCAAAAGACTCACCAGTAGCTTGAGCAGCCATAGCCGCAGGAGCAGCCGCAGCCAATTGACGACCAGGTTGTTGCGCTAATGTTCCAGCCATACCCCTACCAAACTCTGTAGCAGCAGTCTTAGCGACGCTTGGCAATGCAGCCAATTGACCAGCAGTACCAGTTAAAGCACCACCAGCAGCTTGAATTGCTCGCTCACTAGTATTTTGTGCAACAGGAAAACCTAACTTTGTAAGCAATCCCTCAACCGCACCAGATGGTGATGGTATCTGCATACCTTTAGGTAGAACTATATTTGCGCCTTGTGTAGCCATTTCAGCTAATGGCAATGCAAGTCCACCAGCAACCGCACCTATAGGGCCACCAGCCAAGAATCCAGCTCCAGCACCAGCAGCAACAGGCGCAGCGCCTCTAGCGGCCAAACCAGCTCCACGAGTGAAGTCTTGCATAGGAGTAGTTTGCTGTGGCGTAGATACTTTTTGAATAGCCGCAACAATCTGCTCATCTGACATTGAATCAGGGAACTCAACTAATCCTTGACCTGGCACATCAATTACTTTTGCCATTATTCAAGTCTCCCTGTCGCAGGATTATATTTTCTTACGCCAGTAGGAGCAGATGGTGCTGCTGGAGCTTGCTGCTCTAGCGAATAAAAGTCAGCGAGATCAGCAGTATCAGGACGATTACGCAATCTTCCTAAGTTTTTCTCATGTGCTTTAATCTTAAATTGCGATGTTTTCTCAAGAGCATTAAGCAGAGCCAATACTTCAGGCTGTGTAAATGTCTGCAAGTCACCAGCAGCAGCACGCTTAATCAAACCACGCTCATTTTCAGTAATTGCGCCTTGACCTTTCATTGCTTGTGCAGCAGACAACTCAAGATTTGCAAGACCTTGCATAGCAACAGCGGTATTTTTAAGTTTTTCGCTATTATCTTTACCAGTTACCCCAAGACTTGTAGCTAATTGATCTACTACTCTAGGAACACTACTCAATGGGCCTGCATATACACCAGATTGAATCAATGGGCGAATATTCTGAATCGCACTAAGAGTTGATTGAGCGCCTTGTGCAGCAGAAAATGTATTGCCTACTGATTCAGCAACACCTTTACCAAACTCAGTACCAAATGCCTTACCTGTGCTAACGCTTACATTAGTTGCACCAGCTTTGCGTTTAGCAATTTCACGCTTATCCATCTCATCCGTTAATTCACCAAGTTGCTGCGGATTAAGTGAATTAAATGGAACATTTGGAAACATTTTTCCAGCAATCCTGACAGATTCTTTAGTGTAATCACGCTGACTATTTTTAAATTCATAATCAGCTTTTTGAATATCTTTCAGACCATCCTGCAAGTCTTTTGCCGTAATCTGACCTGTCTCAGCAAGACGTTGTAAGTTATTAACTTGTGGCAATAGATCAGGAGATACCGCATTTTTAATGCCATTAAAATCAAATTCAGACACACTTTCTTTCATTAATTGCTTTTGAAGTGCAGCAATTTGATCTAAGTTACTCTTAATGGCATTTTGTGCAGTCGTACCTGGCAATCCAGTAAGACGCTGATTAGCTGTATATAGTCTATTTATCTCTGTTTCTACTTTAGACCTTGTTGCCGTAACTGGCACTACTGGTAACGCTTTTCCATCTAGTTGCGGTGGATGCTCAACCATAGACGTTACTGCGCCTGGTGCTTGTGGAGCTTGTTGTTGTGGAGCTTGCGGTTGATATGCTTGGCTAACAGCCATGTTTTCATTAATCCATGCCAAAGTCTTAGCAGGATCAGCACGCAAAGAAGCAATCAATGCAGGATTATTCCGAACCTCTGGCATTTGCATAACTTTAGCAACGTCAGCGCGTAATGATGCAGCTTGATCTTGAGCAATCTTAGTTTGTGCTAATTGTTGTTGCATCTGATAATTAGTCAAACCTTGCTGAATAGCACCCTGTGAGGCTTGCATACCACCACTAAGAGCGCCAGCGATGTTTTGTGCAGCAGTAGTGCCTCGAGTACCCATACCGCCTAGCAAGCCGATAGCAGCGCCTAACAAGCCTTGATTAGTCGATCTCTTTTGCAGCGCTTGTGTCTCAGCAGGGCCAAGTAATCCCTCGTAGTAAGTAGGAACCGCGCCAAAGATATTCTGTGCAAATCCAGTCAACCCAGAAGGTTGTGATGATGGAAAAGTACTATAAAGCTCATCAAGTTCTTGTTGAGTTGCCATAATTATCCTAACAGTGAAGTGCGACGCTGCATCTGTGGTGGCTTTTGGCTAAGTAAGCTCATAAAGTCTACAGGAGCGAATTGACCGCTTTGAATTGGTGGTGCTTGCAATACTTTAGGTGGTGGTGGAGGCTGCATCATTCCACCAGCAGCTTGTTTAGCCACGCTAGTTAATGCAGGATTCTCAGACATCAATCCTTGAATATTTTGACCTGTGTTAATAGCAGACTGCATCATTGTTGGCGCTTGTGGCCCCATAAATGTCTGTGGGCCAACAAATGCAGGATTAGCTGATGACAAAGCAGCAGGGAACGCTTGAGTAGGAATAATATTTGCAGCAGCAGCATTTCCAGCCGTACTTAACAAACTATTTCCTGCTAGTGCAGCATTAGTTCCTGCTGTAATTAGTGGATTAGCGCCTACTGCGCCCATAGTGCCAAGCGCACCTGCACCTGCACCCATAGCGGCAGTAGTAGCACCAGCAGCACCAGCAGCGCCAGCAGCACCCATAGCACCCATAGTGAAAGGAGTCGCAGCAGCAACAGCAGCAGGAGCGCTCATTGCAGAACCGACAGCAGCTAGTGTAATTGGATCAGCCATAATATTCCTTATTTACGAATGTAGTCCTGATAACTAGGCCCCATGCTGGTTTGTGTAGTTCTACCAGCAGCGGCAGCTTTTTCAGCTTCTGTTTGAGGCGCAACGTATTCTTTAGTGATACCACCACGCGGCAAACCAGTGATAAACGCACCGTAGTTTTGTAGTGTTTGATACGGGAGATTAGCTGTATAGTCATAGCGAGCTTTATCAGCAGCCTGTTGAGCCGCTGTGTAGCCTTCTTGAGCTTGACCAACAGCCATTAATCTATCAAGATCAGCATAGTCAGCAGCAGCAAGACCAGGAGCCATGCCAGCAGCAGACAAACGTGTAGCTATATCCTCGCCTCTTACGCCTTGAGCGCCAGCTAATGCAGCCATTTGGTTAGCATAGTCACTCTGGTACACATTCTGACCTGCTTGAGTTGCACCCATTTGATTAGCAAAGTCTTGCTGGTACACGTTTTGACCTGCTTGAGCCGCAGCCATACGATTAGCAAGATCAGAGCCGTAAACACCTTGAGCTGCTTGTGTAGCACTCATCTGGTTAGCGTAGGCTTGCTGTGCCGCAGTGCCAAGACCTTGAGCGCCTGTGAGTTGATTGACAAAGCCTTGTTGCGACAGACCACCGAGAGATTGCAGTGCTTGTTCTTGCAAACCACGCTCTTGCTGGTAGTTTTGCAGGTACGCTTGTTGATTCTGTTCAGCTAAAGCCCTAGCCGCAGAGTCAGTCATCTTGCCAGCTAATTGTTGCTCTGCACCAGAACCATAACGACCAGCCATTGATGTTTTGCTTTGCAGACCACGGATACCTTCTTGCAGAGATTCAGCCGTTAGACGATTAGCCTGGCCTAATGCACCCTCAAGGTAAGGACTGCCACCAAGATATGCACCTTGTGACGTTGCGCGAGTGCCAGCCAATGCCTCATTCTGCATTGCGCCACCCTTCATTTGATTATAGAAGGCTTGATTAGGGTCAACGTAGGCATTTTGAGCCATGTTCGAGAATTGCTGCTGATACGGACTAGCAGCCTGACCGATCTGATCAAATACAGAGCCATACTTGCTAGTTTGACCGGCCAAAGCATCAAATGCCGAACCGTATTGGCTAGTCTGACCAGCCCTACTAGCATACTGTGACTCATATGGGCTTTGTGTACCCATGAGACCTTGTACAGTGCTTTGAGCGCCTTTGAGTAATGGGCTACCTTTACCGGCACGCTGCTGCGCTAAAAACAACGCTGCTTGAGTTTGTGCGCTTGGCTTGACGTAGGTTTCACCGCCATAGTAAGCAGGGCCACCAGCTTGTCGAAGTCTCTCTGCCTCACTCAGCGCTGTGTCAACATAAGGACGCAGCGTAGGGTCGAGCATTGTTTCTGTTGGAGTAAATTCTTGCTGCGATGGGCCGCCCATAATTAAACCTCACTTATCCATAGTCTAGGGCTAAATCCAAGACTCTTAGCCCTCTTAATCCAGCCTTTTCGATGGCTAGAAAATGTTATATATTTTGCGCCACCTTGACGTGCTACCTCTTTTATGTATTTTAATCCATTTTCAAGGTTATCATGTCTATTTTCTAACGACCAACCAGCCCAAACGTGCAATTTATTACCGTCAGGCTGTAATACCCAATAACCTATAACTCTACTGTTATCAATCAATGCCCAAAGCATCGATCTACCGTTATAGCAATCTACATATACATCCTCAACAATCCAATCTTCAGGGCTTTTTGTCTTAACATTCTCTAATCCTGGTCTAACGGAAGGCCACCACGACCTTAACTCTTGCGGAGTAATGTATTTAGTTTCCATTAGCCAACAATAATATAATCATAACTTCTACCTGCCGTAGAGTTTGCTGTGTGAGTTAAAGTTGCTGATCCCTGTGCTTTTGCAGAAACATATAAGTTAGTTGCATAAGCAGCAGCATTTGATGATGTTGGCATAAGTAAAATAACGCTGTCGTAGCCTATACGCTCATTGTTAATAGTAGTGGTAGTAGCGCCACCAACAGCCAGCGTAACAGTTCCAGTATTATTAGTCTTGCCATCCATAATGCCTCGCACCACTTCTGCGACAGCTCGCTGATCTCCACCAAACGGAGGAAGCGTTCTAAACTGTGTCATCGGCCACCTTGTTTAGTAATATCAATATCCACTCCGACAGCAGTAGACCATGAGCCAGATGGAATTGTTTGCACTCGCATATATCTACCAGCAGATCGTAATGGCGCTCTGCCCTCTGTATCAGCCGCTACAGGTGTTGTATAGCTAATAGCGTCAGATAGGTTAGCTCTAGCTGAAACAGCCACAGAAGCCGATCCACCGTCTACCAATGGCCTAGCAAGTGTAATCACAGACCTGCCAATATCAATGTCACCAGTAACAATAGACGCTGTTTTATTAGCACCACCGAAGGTAATGATCTTCTGGCCTGATACACCAGCAAATAGCGGATCACCACCAGCCCATTGACGAGCATCTAACGATACTGGTAACGCATCAATACTGGTACTGTACAAGTCCAATCCTTCAAGTGTTACTGGAGGCGTGATCGCAATAGAGATAGCAGATGCAGTAGTCTCAACGTAAGACCATTTACCTGTATCAATGCTATATATCAAGATTAATTTACTTGCAAATACATTGCTAAAACACCAAGCAATAAGACGTTTAACAGGATCAACCGACGATGACATTAAGTTAAAGCTGTTAGGATCAGCGTTATCAAAGAACCATTTGTCTACCTTACTAGCACTAATGGATTTAACAGTCTGACCATCTGATACATAAAATCCGTCATTAGCTAAAAAGTAAGTTAGGCCATTGTATTGAGAGATACTGCCATTAGATAAGCAGCCAATACCACGCGAGATAGCATCAAACTGGAAGAACAACGGACTACCAATATAAGTCATCCGGTAGATAGCTTTTTCAAGCAAAACCAAGCCATACTCGCCACCAGCCAAGCCCATGATGTCACCACCGTCAGCAATTACCTGACTGTCTGATTGGCTAGTAGCGCCAGGTGTCCAGTTAGTCTCGTCGTTAATGTCAGACCAATAAACCTTGTTTTCAAAGCTAGTTTCATTTGCAGCTACTACAAAGTCTCGTACCACTGTTATGTATTTAGCAATAGGCGCAGCAGCAGCAACATCATCAAAGAAATTAGATGTATTTAGCTCAACAGCCTGTATCTTATCTAACCCATTTGCAGCTAACATTACCGCGCCAAATTGAACAACATCCCAAGATACAACATCTGTATATCCAGTTGTAGTCATTGCAGCTAATGCTCTAGTTGAATTATTGTATTTAAATATTTGACTAGCACCAGCAGCAAATAGCGTAGATGTCTGAGCATACTTACCAGCAAAAACTGTTAACAGAGTTTGACCTGCGCTACCACTTAAATCTGCCTCTAACTGCATTGGCTCATAGCCATTAGTCACAGGTATACAATTCTTAGCTTCCGTAAGCGCACCAGTAACGCCAGGCTGGTCTGGTAGCCATTCGCCAAATACTAATTTTGTCTGAGCCATGTATTACTTTCAGCAGGTATATTTGTCCATGTATTACTATTAGCAGAAATATTACTCCATGTATTAGGAGACTCAGTTTCATCAATCCATTCATCACCAATAATTGCACCAATTGTTACAACTATTGCATCAGCTACTATATTAGCAAAACCTGAATAATTAACATTTGGACTACAAACTATAGTTGCATATCCATTTATATTAGCTTCTGCATTAATTTCCTTTGCTCCATCGGCAACAACTAATGCTAATCCTAAAATATCAGCTTGACCAACATATATGTAATTACCAGCAGCAGTAACTATAGCAACACTATTAATTGAAGCAGACGCGTTATAAATTATTGAGCCATCGCATACTATTGTAGCAACTCCATTAACTACTGCATCTCCAGATACTATTAATCCAGATAAATCAGTTGATATTGCAGCAGCAGATAAAGGATAAAATCCAAGCATTGCTTACTCCGGTTGCGTAGGCCAAGTAATTTCCCATGGAAAACCATCTTGTGATGATATATCACGTAAAGCCTGACGATACGTAGCCCACACAGTTTGATCTACAGGAGCGTCTAATACTTGCGTCCAATCACATTCTTTGAGCTTATCGTTACGGCTTGTGCGTACAGAATTAGCTTGATATGCATCTTTAGCCGTTTTATAAGCAGCTTCTTGTTCTGCTGCTGTAGTCTCGCCATCAATAAATACAGGGCCAAGGATATGCTTAGTAAACCATTTACCATCTACTAACTCTACGCCAGAAGCCTGTGAGTATTGATAAACATCACCGCCTGTAGCTTGTGGCCCTTCAAACACTACGTCAGCACCAAACGCATCTAGTGTTTCTGCGCTAATTTGCTGTGAGAATGAAGTGTTTGGATAAAGTGCGCGAAACTCACCCTCGTACATTACTGCGCCAGTTTCTCTGATTCGTACTTGCATGATTAACCTTTAAGCAATAGCCAAGAATATATAGGTTCCAGCATTCACATTGATTGCCGCCAAGATGGTTGAGTTCAGCGCGAAACCTGTTGATACTGTTGTAACAGAACCAAGGGTTGCCACTTCAGCAGCAGTGCTGTTTAAACGTAAGTATGGGTCTGTTAATACAGTCATGCCGCGAGCTGTGTCATATACATACCAATCACCAGTTGCATCAGTACGTTTAATTAAGACGAACCTTGCACCACTTGTGAAGCCGCAATCAATGGTTTGGGTTGTCCCGTTGCCTGTGTAGCTACCTACTTTAGACACGTTTAATACTGTGGCGAAAAGATAGGCCACGTAGTTATTTGACGCAGCATTTTCATCTAATCCACCAGATGCTCTACTTAATGTAGTGGCTGTTCTTGTCCAAGTATTACCGGCGCTCCATGCTCCAACAGTATAATCTAAATAACCATTTTTAGATATGTTAAACGCATTTACTATCCAATTAGCTCCTGATGCTGTTCTGTTTTTTACAATTAACAACTCTGGTTCTACCATCAAATTATGCGTTACTGTAATTGTACTTCCCGTCCCCGTATAGCAAACCTCATCAAAGAAGCCTGGAGCGCGACGGAAGTTCCAATAAATCCTGTTTTGACCAGTTAAAGATGCGCTTATCTGATACCCATTATTATCCCAATATCTTGTTGTAGAAAAACTGCTTGATTCTGCACCTGAATTATTAGACGTAAGAATAGGATCGTTTGTTTCAGTTGCTGTTGTATTTACTTTACGCAACCGATCTTGCCAAAGAACATTCCCACCAGCAGGTGTGCGGTACTGAATAATTTGTGCATCTACTGGGAAACTTGTAGTTATTACAGTTCCCGTTGTTGCTGTTGTAGCGGTTGGGTTAAACACACTCGTACCCAACGTAGGCACTTTCATCGGGCCACGACGTATGGCTATGTAGATGTAGGTAGTAGAAGCCGCAAAAGATTTTGTATTAAACCCTGTTGCGGTAGGGACAATGTAGTCTGCGGCTATTACACCTTCAGCGTTGGCAAGATTCGGTGACAGATACACATACTGAGTACTGTTTAGTCCTCGCATACTGTCATACATATACCAGTCATTGCTTGCTGCGTTTGCTTTAACTAATAACCACTGCGGCTCATAACCAAGATTAACAGTAGCAATACCACTTCCGTTAGTAGTAAATGTGTCACAGCTAATCACATTGTCCGTACCCGTCAGGCCAAAGCCACCTGCGTTGTGGGCGAATAGGTAGGCTACATAAGTTTGACCAGATACATTTGTAGCGTCAGCAGTGCCAACAGTAAATTGCGTTGATGTTGGTGCTGTGTTATTCCAGACAGCAGCACTTGTAACAAAAGCATTTGTTAAATTTAATATAATTGCGCCAGTTTCACTAGACGTAATTCCTCTGTGATAGACAGCCCAATTACTTGTACCACTTGTTTTCTTTGTAATTACACACCCCGGAACAGAACCGAGATTGTGTGCAATATTCTGAACAGAACCAGTACCCGTATAAGTCACTAAATCAAAGAACTTAGGCTGTTCGCGGAATGTCCATGAGACGTAGGTAGCAGCAGAAGTGTTGTAGTCTGCATCAGCACCAATCGTAAAACCAGTTGTGCCAAATGCAGTTAATCCTGTGGTTTCAGTTGCTTCTGCGGCAGTTGTTTCTGATGCAAGTGATTTTGTTGCACCTCTTGCTGTATCAGTTAAACGATGACCAGTTGCGCCGCTTCTACCTTTTATCCACGTTAACCCGCCTTTAGTAGACAGGTCAATGTTGTTGGTAATAGTTTTAGCAGCACCAGTACCCGTATATAGATATGTCGAGAATACGTCCTCGATGTAGTTAACATTATTAGATACCTGCGAGTTTTGCGAGCTAAACATTACAATCCTTACAGGTAGTTTTGACCAGCGTTTGAACCAATCCAATACGTTCCATCAGCAACAAATACATATTTATCCATCTTACTAGCAGTAGCGGTAATAGTCGGCGCAGTTGATGCAGGCCATTTCACAGCAGCGGGCCATGTAGCTGTACGACTTCCTGTAGCGTCTTGTTTAAGCAGCAACGTGAATCCACGACCAGCAGTAGCTGTAGGGAAAGTAAACGTACAATTGCCAGTTAGCGTTAGAATCTGCAACGAGCCATTAGCCAGGTCAATCGTATACGCTGTGCTAGTGTTAGCGGTTACTACTTCTTCAGTGTAGCCATTGGTAAACGTACCAGCTTCAATGGTCTTAGACGTAAGCGTTTGAGAAAGATCAGTTAATACTGCTCTATCAGCAGGATAAGTAGCAAATACGTCTTTAATACCTGCACCGAAATTAACTGCAGAGCCAGCGTTAGATGACTTTAATATCGTAGTGCGAGCTAATGTGCCAGCAGCTACAGTACCAAGACCAACTTCCCAATCCGCACCAAGAGTAATTGTGTAATAGCAAGTATTAGTATTGCCAATAGCCGTACTAAATGTTTGAAAGCCAGATACAGCGCCATCTAAAGTTAGCGTACCAGTACCCGTAGTGGTCGATGTTTCACGAACCCTATCAGCAATAACCAGCGCCATAGATTACTCCAAAGTAACGGAAAGATTACCAATTGCAATAGTAAAAATATCACCTGAAATAATAGATTTTGATGATGTTAGTGGCGTATGGTAAAGCAAGTTACCGCTAGTAGCAGCATCAAGAATACCGATCCAGCCAACAGTTCCCCATGTTCCTGTAGC